CTTGTCGAATAGTCTCTATTTGCTGTTGCAAACTTTTTAATTGTTCTTGTAATATTGCTTCATTCAATAGACTATCGGGCAGTTCCGTGTCAATTAATTGATGATATTTTTCCCATTGTTCTTGATTGTGAATAGCAGTTTTCCAAGCAGCAAGTTTGCTGTTATACACCACAATTTTTGCTGATTCATATACTGATTCAGTTTTAGCGTTTACTATAAGTGCGTCTTGTTCCGCAATAAGATTCTTTGTTTTAGTCTCGTCAATTAGCTGTAGGCAAGTAGGACAATTACCATGCAGTGCTTCCATTTTTCGTTTAAATTGGGTTGCATCTTGAATGGTTTTATCGTACTCAGTTTTTCTGGTTACAGATATGCCTATATCACCGTCAGGTTTATCAGGCATAGGTAACAGTGTAATTTCACTAAGCAACTGTTTGTATAAGTTATTTTTTGTAATCTTTTTATTAGTTTTTTCAATATCTTGAATAGTAGTTGATAATCTACTAGCTTCACTAACAAGTTGATCGTCTAGGTTAGGCACTAGGCGATAGCTTTTTGTATTAAAGTTTGTATCGCTATATTTACTAATCCACTGCTGAATAGTATCCAATTTAGCTTGTGCTTGTGTAAGGTCTTTACCTACTTCCGCTGCCGCTGCTTTAAATACTTCTCCAGCTTGGGTATACTTGCCTAAGTTAAGCAGCTCAATCAAGAACTTTTTTCTAGCAGTATCAGCACTGGTTAAGAATTCTAGGCTACCTGCGTGTGATTGATACACAATCTGTGAAAACGTCTTGTGATCTATGCCTACTAGCTGCTCGATTAATTTATAGGTAGTAGTAGCAGTATGTCCGCTAATATCTTCCAAACCTTTATACAGTTTTACTTGTTGTTGTGTGCCACGTTTTGTTTCAATCTTGTATTCACAACCATCTTTGTCAAAGACCAGCTCAATTTGATATTGTTTGTCCTTAACATAACGATTTAGGATATCGCCTTTTTTAATGCCTTTGCTGTTTTTATTAAACAGGACTTCTTCTAGTATAAGTGCTATGCTGCTTTTGCCATGACCGTTTTTACCCACAAGTTGAATAAGTGGACTTTGAGTAAAATCAATCCGATTGCCATCACTATAACTAAAAGCATTAGACCACGTTAATTGTTTTAATGTAATCATAGCTCTAGTTTGTCCGAGTAGTTATAAAATTCTTTAAGTGTTAGGGCAACTGCATCTTCATTAAGCTGTAAGATATAAGTTAAATACTCGCGCACTTCTTCACCTAGGCTAAGTTCTGGGTCTAAGATTAGCTGTGTTTCTTGTGCACGCTTAACTACCTTTTTATCAATAAGGTCGCTATCCTCAAGCTGACCTAATTCGTGCAAGTCACCCTCAATTTCATAGATTGTATGATCGAACAGCGTCTGCGGTTTAGGGTCATGAACACCTATAGTTTGCTTAATAAGCTGCGGTAATTCAAACTTTAGCCAACTATGTTCAAGGGTAGTAGTGTCCAGCAATATAGCCCCAGTATCAACCCTATTACGATGAAAACTAGTTGTATAAGGACTTCCTGGATACAAGATATTTCGTTGACTATTTTCATAGCTATGTAAATCTCCTGCTAGAACTAGATTCCAGCGATCAAATAGCTGTAAGTCTACTTCTGGTTTAACGTGTGGCGGAATCTCACCCCGCACATGAGTACATAAAATCTTTTCTTGAAAAGTGTACTTTGTAGTTTCCAGCTCTTTTAAGCGATTATAAGGCACAAAATCAATATTATGCCTAGTATAAAAGTCATCTACAATAGTTACTAGTGGATTAACTCGTTGTGTAGCACGTTTTAAGTAAGTTAAAAAGGTAGTGTCTTTTTTAACCATTTCATGATTGCCAGGATAAAGAATACACTCCTTAATAATGCTAGACATTAAATCAAAGTACAGCTCTACCTCATCCATTGTAGGCAATCGGTCAAATATATCACCACCTAATACTAGTAAATCGGCTTGTTCTTGCATTTGTTTAAGTTGTTCAAGAAACAACTCAAATCGTCGTTTTGCCCACTCTACTGGAACATTTTTCTGTCCCAGTTTAATATGTATGTCTGCTATAAATAGTATATTCATTTTTTACATGACAAAATAGCCCGCTAAACCTGTTAGACTTAGCGGGCTTTGTTTTTTAACCTAGCTCTTTTACAGCTTCGTGATCATTTTGTGCGTTTTCTTCATCAACACCAGCTTGCAGTTTATCAAGCAGTGCTTTTACTTCATCAGGACTAGCACGAGGATACTTTTCATCAATAGGCTGTGCTTTTTCAGCAAGTTCCACTTCTTGTGCAGTAAGTGCGCGTGGTTTGCAGCGCAAAACTTGCAAGGTGTACTCAACATTATATGCTAATGGGCCGGTTTTAGTACGCTTAAATACAACGTCCCAACCAGTTTCTGGATCAGTAGGATCACCCAAATCTTCCGCAGCCATAAGAATATTCTCAAACAGTTTCTTTTTGAGATTAAGGACTTTGACTTTACCGTCGCGTGGATCAATACAATTAACTGCATAGCTCCAGCTGCACTTTAAGTCAGGATGATATTCAGGAACCCAATCTTTTTCTAGGTTATCAAATTTTTCTTTGTCGCGGCTAAAGGCCAAGCACTCTACAGGAATATCCTTGTTGTTAGTGCCCTTTACCCAATAAACATAGCGTGGCAATACTCCGCCAATCAGTCTAACAGTATTTTCGCCGTCTTTGTATTCATAGCTTTCAACTGAAGATTTCTGTGCGCGACCTTTAGTTTGTTTAAAGCTTAGTGCCATTTGTTACTTCCTCGTGTATAAATTTAATTTGTTTGTTTGCGATTATTAAAAGCGGGTTTGACTTTATTTTGTCAAAGTCAATATCAGGATATAGTGTTAAATCTAGTGATCTAGTACCGTAAGTTTTATAGTTTGTATAATTTCTTAGTCCGGCTAATCTAATATATTGTGCTCTATATGCTGAATCTACACCACGGTTATCAAAAAAGTCTTTAGGCCGCAACAAGAAACTGCTGCCTGCCTTTAGCCTGGCCAATGGTTTGTATTTTTCCCTAATGTTTTTGGGTATTGTAATGCCCAAGTAGAATTTGTGTAAGGCTTCAACCATATATTCGGCGTTGCAGTGTGTGTCTTGCTCTAAGATTTGTAAATTGAAAAATAAAGTCATTTTTGCACACTGAAGATATATTATATCACTGTTTAATACAAATTACAAGTGTAAATTTTTATACCGTTTCAATATCCCAACCTTTGCGAAGATAGAAGCCTAGTCGTTCGCGATTTTGTCGTTTATCGGTATAACCTGCAAATTGCATATCTAAGACTACTGGCTGTAATTTATCGTCATTTTGACGCTGAATTCTGCCAATAATCTGTTCTAGCAGACTATCGTTTGCAATGGGCACTGCTAGAATAACGCAACTAAGGGAGTTAATGGAGATACCTTCGCTAAAGATTTGTCTGCTACCAGCAACGCACATTTTTTCTTTTGTGAGTAGCTGCTGTTTGATCTTTTGTCGTTGTTCAAAGTCGGTTTCGCCAGTAACCAACACACACGTTTCTCCAACATATTCATTAACCTTTTGTAAAAATCCTACTCTGTCTGCAATAACTAAAACTTGGTGGCCTTCAGCTACTTGTATTTTAGCTATAGCACTAATAAAGCGTTGATAGCTATCATCATCACACAAATCATTGACTTTTTGCACCCAAGTTGCACCAGGTTTTAGTGTAATACCAGTTTGTATTAGTTTTACTGTGGGATTTAGTGTATGAGATTGCGCTGGTTTGTACACCTTAGGTCCAAAAAAGTCTGGAAACATTATGTGTTTTCCGTCCTTGCGTTCCATAGTACCACTAAGCGCAATTCTATAACGAGCATAAAAGTCGTTGATTAACTCTGAAAATGTACTAGCAGGGCAGTGGTGTGCTTCGTCTAAGATAATAGTACCAAACTCTTTATTAAGTTTTGTACTGTACTTTACCAGTGTTTGTACATTAGCCACTGTAATAGCATGATCTTCCCAGTCCAGTTTACCACTACCAATTACACCTGCTGGCATATCAAATAGTGTTTCTACTTCTTCAATCCACTGATCTCGTAGTGCTGTGGTGTGCGTAACCACCAAGGTTTTTTGCCCAAACTTTCTAGCCAAGTGTAGTGCGGTAAAAGTCTTACCCCAACCCACAAGAGCATTGATAAAACAAGTGTCTGTAACCTGATCATAAATAACCTGTTGAACATCACGCAACTGAAATTTTGGTTCTGGAAAAGGTGCTGGTACTTGTACCCGCTTGTCTACAATTTCATAATCTTTGGGTATAAGGTCTAGTCTGCCTTGTGGAATACTAAAGATATTTTTTGGTAAGATTTTGTAGTTTCTAATAGTCTCTACTGTGCGAAATTCTTTACTGCCAGTATTTTTATGAATTTTATATGTAAGTTGTTTGATTAATTCCTTAGAGGTGTCCACACCGGGATTATCTAAGTAAATTCTATTACTAATAATTGCTTTAGGCATTATACTAATCTATGTGTGGGTTTAAAGGGTTCTGTGTAAAAGCCGTATAGGGTGTGTCCTAGCCCCCAACGTAGCACGCCAGCATATTCTTGCTCTGATTTAGGGGCAAACATACACTTAAACCGTTGTGGTAGACCGTCCACTTCTACTACAGCACCCATATTAGGTAACGGC